TGGTAATTGTGTAAGTTTGGAAAGTCTTCCAGCTTTAAATATAACAGGCTGCACAACCACATATCAAATGTTTTATAATTGTTATAGTTTAAAATCTATTGATAGTCTCCCCACCAATTCAAGTACTGATTTTTATTTAATGTTTTATGGTTGTTCTAGTTTAACTCGATTACCAGATGATTTCACTACTGTAAGTGCGAGCGACTCTGATGCTTTTGAACAATTCCTTGGTGCGACTCATAACTTAACTGAAATTACAGAGGGGACATGCAGTGGTTTTGGAAACGCAGGAGTTACAGATTATGAGGAAGCTTTTGAGGGTACATACTTCAGTGAACTTCCAGATAGTTTTACAGGAATAAATAATAACGCTGACAATATAACAAGAATGCCAGAGATGTTCAATGCTGCGATTGGGCTAAAACATGTCCCTACTATTGACGCATCAAATGTTTCTTCGTCAACTACAAATACTTTTTATCAAGCTTATTCTTTAGAGTCTGGGGGTATACTTTCAGGTATAACACAGAATGTAAGTTATCGTAGGACCAATATGGATAGAGAGGCTATGACAGCAGTATTTAGCGGTTTAGGAAACGCTAGTAAAACTATAAATATTAACGAAACCCCAGCTGAAGGCAATCTTACAGACCAAGATAAAGCAATAGCAACAAACAAAGGGTGGACGATTGCAACATAATGGAAGAAGAATATTACACAGAAGGATTTTATAAGTATGATAGCGGAGATCTGTTGTTCGCTGGTAAAGCTGTCTTCAACAAAAACTTTACTTTGCTTAAAGAACAGAAAGATAGTTACAGTTATCCTGTAGACGGCTGGAACTGGTTTGATACATTACAACAAGCTTGTGACGCATTCAATTTAGATATTAACGACTACACAAAAGAAGAGGAGGAACCACATGTCATTTAAACCAATACCAACTTTAGACGGAACTCAGGCCAATTTTACAGGCAGCATCACGATGACTGGAGACATAGTCGCAACCCAAGATTGGGTTGCGTCACAGAACTATTTAACCTCTGAAACCGACGATCAAACCCTTGATGAGGTACTTACGCAAGGTAATGTCTCCGCTAGCGGTATCACTGTCGGTTCTTCCACAATTAGCGGTGCAGGAACCTCCACCTTTACGGTAGATTCCACTAATAGTTTTGGAAGGGAACTCACTCTTTCAACAAACGGTATTCTACCAACTATATCTGCTAATTCTGATTTATTGATTGAGACTAGCAATAGTGATACGCAAGTTAAACTTGAAGGTGGTGGTAGCACAGACAATATTCAATTCGTTGCGAATGAAGTTGAGCAAGTCAGAATAACTACGAGCGGTGTTGCTATAGGAACAACAAGTCCAGACTATCTATTAGATATAGGAGGTGATACAAGTAGCGCTAATAACACAATCAGAATGGTTCAAGCTAATAATGGAACCGCTATAAGAATAGGCGCTGGAGGAGGTAGTAATGATGTAAACCTTTTGAGGGTTGATGGAAACACTAGCGTTAACAAGGGGGAAAGCGACTCCGCTAATTTCGGATTCTCTCTAAGATACAAAGGTTCAGGATCAGGAGCTAATAATTCTTTAGCATTTTTTGCTGATAATTCAACTGCTGGTTCTCAAATTGAAGCTCTTACTATTTTAAATGATGGTAAAGTAGGTATAGGAATAGCGAGTCCAGAACAGGAACTTCATGTATATCAAGGAACCGCAAAACTTGAATCAACAGATGGTAATGATGTTTCATTGCAGCTTGGTCGCAGTGACGTTGCTAACTTGTGGAATTTCAACCACGCTGGTAATGATTTAAGAATATATAACGCAGGAGGATCGGGTTACGACATTTTATTGGGAGTTAATTCGGGTGGTACGTCTCAGTCCAATAAAGTTGGTATAAATACAGCGAGTCCATCTCATCAGCTAGATGTTAATGGGACGTTTCAGTGTGTTGGAGACGCAACCTTCGATGCAAATGTTAATGCGGCTGGAGTCATAACTACTGGTGGAAATACCGCAGCCGAAGTAAAGAGTTGGCTCCATGCGGGAAGACAGTGGTCATTCTCTGGACTACCATACTTTAACAAAACTTCAGGGTCTACAGCGCAAAGACTTGATGGGGCATTTATGACAGATCTCAATACAGGAACTGCTGCTAGTAGAAGAGCGCAAGCGGTATTTGGGGCAGGATTCAACGACATATCTGGTTATAGTGGAGCTGGTACTGATTATAGTAGAGCTTTAGGAGCATCTATTAAAGCTGGTTTCTTCATTACTGGTCAGAATTCCGCTAGCGTTATATTTGCGGTTGGTTTAGCTTCTACTTCAGGTGTTTTTGCTGACGCTGATCCAATTTCTAACTACGGGTTCGGTGTAGAGTTTAGAAGAGGTTCTGGAAGTACTTATGAATGGAGGGTATTCGCTCATGATGGAACATCATTTAGTGCTTCTACTTTTACTAGCACTGGTATCACATATTCCGTTGATCCTCGTACTATTGCTATCTACAGCGATGGAGCTGGTAACATCACAGCTTACACGGCAATGTATGGGTCTACAAGCTACACAACAGCAACAACAACAGGAGGTCCAACAGCAACTTCTGGCACAAGCACATCAACTAATATGCTTGGTCTTCGATGTAACACTAACGCTAGCAGTTATGTAACTAACGCTTATGCAAAAGCTAGAGCATCTGCTGTTAACTTCTACGCAGAATAATTAAAAAATGAATATTAACAATAAAACTCAATTACAATCAGATCTCAATTACATTCAAGCGGGTATAGATAAAAGCGAAGAAGTGGTGGGGATAGCCATTGATCGCTTGAATCAAGCTCATAAAGAGTTTTGGGGTTTTCCCGATGATCGTTTAGAAGCGGTATTGCAGCAATTATATGATGATAACTCTCTTAATGATTTATTCGTTAATCATAGTGGCTATGCTGTTGATTTAAATTCTCTAGCTGAGAACCATACTGATATCGTCAAAAGAGCAAAGGTAGGCGCAAATAGAGAGTTCACCATTAGTGATGATGTTGTTACACTAACTCCAGAACCTGTTGATCCATTACCCCCGGAGCCGACTGGCTCACCAGATATTGACTCACCAAATGTTTAAAAAAACCGTTGAAAATTTTGTTGGTATTTATATTATTAAATAACAATGAACGAAATTAAACTCTCTCTACAGGAAAACGAAGCCAACGTACTTCTACAACTTATTGATATCGCAGTTAAGGCTCAAGGTCTTCAAGTTGCTGAAGCGGGATCATTTCTCGCTACTAAAATTCAAGAGCAAACCAAAGAGCAAATCGTCCCACAAGAAGAAGAGGGGCAATAAACAAGCAAGCTTAGTAAATTTTTTTCAAAAAACATTGACAGCCCAGCCATAGATCGTTATGGTTGGGCTGTTACGCTAAATATGAGTCAAGAAATCGTAAGTATCTCAGTCAATAAATCCGACATATTTAATTATGTTGTGGGCAAAGCTTCTTATGATCCAATTGAGAAGTGCATCGACCCAACACTCTATGAAACATATTCTGATTTTATCTTGCGTCATGATGGAGACCAGCAGGAATACATCTACCAAGATAGAGATTATGAACTCTTCTATAAGGAGATGAGTAAACTAAAAAAATTATCCAAAGGCATGAGTGGGGGCGAAATCATTCGCATCTGTGAAGAACTACAAGAGATGGCTCCAAAAACAATTAGCTTATGAGACCTTTTGAGAAAGCTGTATACAACATGCTAAAACAACAAGAATCTATGAAATACGAAGAACTAAGTAAATTAGTGATTGAGTGGGGAGAAAGTAAAGGGATTTTAGATTCTTCTACCCCACTTCGACAACTGGACAAGACGCAAGAAGAGCTTGATGAAACAAGAGCAGCTTTAAAAAAGCTAAATGATTTTGATCGTCAACCTAACTTGATGGAAGTTCTTGGGATTCCTCCTGAAAATAAAAAGGATATTCTTGCAGAAGTTAAGGATGGTATTGGAGATATGTTAGTTACTATTGTTTTACTCGCTAAGATGGTGGATCTGGACACTACAGACTGTTTAAATGCAGCTTATGATGTAATTAAAGGTCGCACTGGTAAAATGGTAGATGGGCAATTTGTTAAAGATAATTAAAAAACATTTAAAATGAGAAAAGCAGTAGTTTTTGAGAAAAAAAAGAAGATTAAGAGGAAAGGTATTCATGCCAAAAGCAAGACATCCACCACTAAAACGTCTACAAATTACAAAAAACCTTATAGAGGACAAGGAAAAATTTGATTTTTGGTGGTTTTAGGTGTAATATAATATATGGACGCTATTATTTCTCTTGTTGAGGACGAAGCTTGGTTTAGTTGGGTTACTGCTATTATTGCAGCAGCATCAATCATTGCCGCCGCCTCCCCAACCCCACAAAAAGGTTCTTGGTTATCTAAGGTCTATTCCGTTATTGATTTTCTGGCTGTAAATGTTGGAAAAGCTAAGGACAAACCTGAAGATAAGTAATACTTTTTAGTATATTATAAACCTTAAGTTCCCTCACTCTGAATATTCGGGGTGGGGGACTTTCTGTATAAAAATCTTTTCATCAAGGGAAAATATTCTCTTGACAATCTGGGGGTAAATAGTGTAATACATACACATGAAGATTACAGGTAAGCAGGAAGTCGAAATTGAGATCTCCCAAGGGCAAAGACACTTAATTGCTCTTGATTACATTTCGGAGGTGTTTGATTGGGACTCAGACTACTTTATCGAGGGTGGCTGGGTGATTAAGCGTGATATAGCTCACACCTCACACTCGTTTGAGATTAAGAATAAAGTAAGGGAGGCGACCAAACAAGATCAATACCTGTATGACATGTTTAAAACTTTGAAGAGACAGTCTTTTTAACCGTTAAAAACGGAACCATCCCCAGTGTAACGCAAACCAGCATCGTAAGGGGAAATGTATAGAGATTCATGCTGACTTAAGTCTCTGATCTTTTTATTGAATTCTCTAGTAATGTGGTCATTCAGTTCGTTATCAATATAGTCATTGTAAAACCCAGTGACTTCTGCTCTGTAGCCAGTCCAAGTTCCTGATACAAAAGAGAAGTCTGAATGTATTTTTGATTGAGTTAATCGTGGCATATCTTATTCTCCTTTAGCTTTTTTGATTTGATCTGGGGTGGGCGCTCCCTTATCACCCTTCTTCCTCATTTTCTCACCAGAGCCGCTCTTGATTCGATCCCTCTTCTTTTTGATGTTTTCCCACAGGCTACTGTCAGATTTTTCTTTTTCTTTTAAGATCTCGTCATGACGCTTCATGAACGTTTTGTGGTCTGGCCCAGCCATATATAAAGTCTTACCGTCTTTTGTTTTGTGAGGGTGGATGCCTTTAAGACCTAACTTCTTAGCATCCTTCAGAGCCTCTTCTTTTGTTTCGAAGTAGTGCTGCATTACATTAGGCGCTGCGCTAGAGAAAAACAAAATCTTATCCTCTTCTCCAAGAATTACGGAAGCTTTGCTCTCAGCATCTTCAAATTGAGAAGAACATACAGCGGCCCTTTGCTTGATATCTTTGAACTCATCCTTAGCTGCGAGATCAACCATGCAACGGCTCATAAATTTAGACCTTTTTTCTGCGTTTCTGGGTGTTGGTAATGGCATACTACTTATTACACCTAAAATGTTTTATTTTTTCACTTTTTTTAAGTGCATGTTTTCAAGAACCCAAGGAATCACAAGGTTCTCAACACACCTTACATAAGCTTCTTCGTCGTTTATTTCCATGAAGGCTAGACCCGTCATCTCAAAAATCATATGAGTCACTTCATGAACTAAGGTCCACCAGTGCTGTTCTGGATCTTCTAGGCATTTTTTATTCAATTTAATTACCTTATCATCCATCAAACATTCTCCCCAGTCCTCCATTTCCTCATAAATTATTTTAATCTTTTTACAAAGAACGTTTACGGAAGAAATCCTCTTCATGCTTATAGTTACACTTAATTCTTGACATTTTAGCGTTTTTAATTAAAATAAAAAGCATGAGCCTACAAGAAGAATTAAATTTGATTAAGAAAGCTAAAGCGTCCGTAGCGGAGCTAGACCTAAAAAAACGAAAGGTTTTTGATGATTTAGTTCAAGAAATTGAGCCTTCTGGCAGATTAGAAAGCACAATGTGGGACTATGTGATGCTTGGGGTGAACTGTTACGAATACGATCTAGAACCCCTACTAAAAAATAGGGCAAAAACTCTTGACGCTGAGTAGCTGCCCGATATACTCACGGAGTTATGAATATATTTTGCCTCAACAAAGACCCTGAGATTGCAGCTCAAGAGCATTGCGACAAGCACTGCGTCAAGATGATCCTTGAATGCAATCAACTCCTCTGCACCACATTTTGGATGCAAGATATTGAAGCTCCATACAAGAAGACTCATTACAACCACCCATCTGCGATCTGGGCTAGAGAATCCCGTGGTAACTTTGAGTGGCTTACCCAGCATACTGCGGCCCTTCTCAAAGAATACACCAGTCGATACAAGAAGATCCACAAAAGTACAGAGACTTTTATTTGGGTTTTAGAGAACAAGCATCGTTTACAATTTGACAAGCAAGAGCAGACAGAGTTTGCTGTAGCTATCGCTCAAGATCAAAGATGCAGACAACTACCAAACTTCGAAACACTTTCTGTTGTAGAAAAGTATCGCGAGTATTATAATCACGACAAATCTTACATGGCAAAATGGGCATACAGCGAAACTCCAAAGTGGTATACCGCAAAATAAAAAAAATAATATTCGGGAACACAATATTTGCTTTATCTACTGGATACGCTATTGGGCTTTGGGTTTCTATTGTGCTAATCTATATAAAAGAATACTTTAATTTATGAGATTATCCAAGAATGCTAAAGTAGCTTTTCTAAATCTCAGTTTAGACTCCTTCAATCATAAAAACATTTGGAAGAAGTTCTTTAATGGTGGGGACAAAGAAACCTTCAACCTTTATATCCACTCTAAAAATAAAAAGTGTTCTGTATTCAAAGACCACTTCATTAAGAATACCGTTCCTACGAAGTGGGGACAGTTCTCTCTAGTCGAGGCTACCATAGAGCTAATGAAATCTGCGCTAGTGGACGAACAGAACGAATACTTTACACTGATTAGCGATTCCCACTTACCTCTATATAGCCTAAATGAGACTGTGGATTTGATAAAACAAAGATATAATATCTTAACATTCACAAAGCACTTTAGTTTTCATACCAAAGTAAAGAGCCAAAAGATTTTTAAAGAGGGGATCAAAGGGTATGATTTTGGTGAGTATAATGCTGTTTGCCAGTTTTTTGTCTGCCGAAGAAGAGATGTGGAAACATTTATTGAGACTTTTGAACATTGGTCTCAGTTCTTTGTGAAAGAAAAAGTTGTATTCGCTGATGAGTTTTATTTTTGGGGGATAGCTGAACAGTTGGGGATAGACTTTAAGATGGGTCAAGCAACAACTTATTCTGATTGGAGCTTTAGAGAATTACCTGATGGTAAATTAGAGAGAAACCCAAGAGCTTTTACTACATTCAATAAAGCTATGCTCGAAAGCTACAGAAATCAAGGCTTCTTGTATGCTAGGAAAGCAATGCCAAGCACTTTAATAACATTTTGATTTAAAAACATGAAAAATACAGTAGAATTACTTGGACACTATGGATCTGATGAGGTCATCGCTTGCAGCGCGTGGACTTCAACGAGTAGAGAGTTAGATGAAAAGAAAAGAGAGAGAATTCCGAAGCTCATCGACATGCTTTGGAGTAACGGACACGAAACACCCTTTGAGAAGGGCAGCGTTCACTTTCTTGTTGACTGTGATATCGCTTCTCACATTCATTTACTCAAACATAGGATTAGTTCTCTCAACGCTGAGTCGGCTCGCTACAAAGAGCTTAAAGAAAATAAAATGTTTATTCCTGAAGATTGGCCAGCGTTTTGGCAGAGGATCTTAGAAGAGTATGCCGAAGATGGAAATAGGCTTTACCACAAATGTATTGCTGATCTTGAGCCAGAGTTAGGGCGCAAACGAGCAAAAGAATCCGCACGGTTCTTTAAGACTTACAATAGTCGCATTCAAGCAGACGTTCAATTCAACATGAGAAGCTTTGCTAACTTCCTCAAACTTAGGAATAGTGAACATGCTCAAAAAGAAATTAGAGAAATTGCTCAAAAAATGCTTGACTTAGTTGAGAATATCGAAGATAGTCCGTTTCAACACACCTTAAATAGTTGGGGTTATTAAATTATGCAAATTAAAAAAATTGAACTTAGCTCTCTTCAGCAAGTTCGCACTTACGAGTTGGAAGACGGAGATATCATTGATAATTTTGGTTCTATAGAAAGATTTCAGAAGATTCTTGATGACTCTGAACAGCCTACAGAAGAAGAAGATGAAATGTTATCTAACATTCTGAGCGAATGCCCAGTAGAAGTAGATAATATCATGGGTGGCATTGAAGAGTCGTTTTTTGAATACGAATAAAAATGAATACTGAAGCAGTGTGGTTGTTTGTCGCACTGATTGCGATGCTAATATTACTCATTAATTGTTTTAATCAATAAATAGAAGAGGGTGCATAGTCCAATGTAGAGACGGGGCGATATAAAGCTTGTCAACGTGTGAGTTCGAATCTCACTGCACCACCAATAATATGATGAATAGAGAAATTAAATTTAGAGCGTGGCACAATAACGCTAAAAGATACATGGAAGACCTTTGTTTGTATCTTGATAGCGGAGAACTTGGTGATGTTAGTGAATGTTTTCATAATCTTGAGAGCAGAGAAGATTATATTCTTGAACAATACACTGGTCTTAAAGATAAAAACGGTAAGGAGATTTATGAGGGGGATATTTTACAAACCTCTGAATCAGATGGCGTTTGGTCAGATCAAAAAAATGGGGTTGTTGTAAGCGATATTAGACACCCTTTCGGAAACGCTCATTTATTTGAGGTTATTGGTAACGTTCACAAAGGAATTTTTAAGGATAAATCAACAACCAATGAATAAAAAATTAATAAAAATGGATGGCTACGATGACTGTATTGTCGGGGTAGTAGAGAGGGCTGGTGAATGGCCGATCCTCTGCTATGATAAAGAAAAAGTTCTTTGTAAACTGGAATCCCAAGACATGAACAGATCCGAGGCAGAAGAGTTTTTTTATTATAATCAAATGGGAGCGTGGATGGGTGACTCTACCCCATGTTTTTTATCAAAGGAGCTTGACAAGGACGAGCTTCTATCTTAGAGTCCTGAAAAGAGCGAAGACTCCGCATTAAAACAAAAGAAAATGAAAACGAAATTATCCATAGCTGTATCAAAAACACAATTATTCTTAGCTGCATCACTAACGTTTTGTGTGCTTGTGACTTGGGATTACTTTAAGACTCCTGAAGTCAAAACAATCACTCAAGAAAAGATTGTTTATCCAGAAAAAGTTGAGGCTTGTGTGTCTCTCACTAAGTTTCAACTGGAGAAAATGCTTAGTCATTTTAATGAAGACGATCATCCTTCCGAAATGAAGCGTTTTAAAAGTTTGGTTAAGAGGGATGCGAATGGTTGGAGAATCTCTTCAACTCACTTGGCTAAGGGTGCAGAAAAATACCCTCTTCCAGACGGTGATTTCCTAGTTGTCGATGCTTCGTTTATTGATTATCAAGGAGACTTCAAGGATTGCATTAACTACGCTCACAGTTATAAAGATAATCACGAATATATTGTGGTATCAGTCAAGTAAATTTAGGCTCTGTGGCGGAATTGGTAGACGCTGCGGATTTAAAATCCGTTGATCCTAGATCGTGAGGGTTCGATCCCCTCCAGAGCTATTATTAATTTATTGTATGGAGAATCTTAAAAGAGAGTCTGGTAAGTGGATTATAACTTTTGGCAAATATAAAAATTATTGTTTAAAAAAAGTTCCTACCCATTATCTTGAATGGGTTCTTGAAAATTTTAAAGATCTATCTATTAAGGAATTGAATGTTATTAGAGGAACCGTTTCAGGCAGGAAAGGGCAAATTGAAAAGCATAGAAGAAAGTGAGACCCGTTCGTCTAATGGTTAGGACTCCAGATTTTCATTCTGGCAATAGGGGTTCGATCCCCCTACGGGTTGCCAACTTTAAAAAATACTAATAAAAAATGAGACTAAGTAAAGCATTATTTACACTTGTAGCTTTAGTAGGCTTAACAACAGTAGTATTAGGAGAAACTAAATATACTTCAATAATGACTGGAGTATCAGTTGGCGAAGGTAGAATTCATGTCTGGGAGGTATTGACAAAAACATTTAAAGCGTCTCAAATCCGTATTAAAAAAGGAGAAGAGCATAAGCCTATTAGATGGGCTACAATTCCGAGCTATGTGATCGTAACGTTTACATCTAAAAATGATAAGATCACAAGATCACAAGTAGAGAAAGCAGTTAAAGCTCCTCCTGAATCTAAAGAGCGCTATCTTGTATGGAAGTTAGAGGAAGTGAAGTAAAAAGAATTTGTATTTAATGCGCTTGTAGCTCAGTGGTTAGAGCAGGGGTCTCATAAACCCTTGGTCGTGAGTTCGAATCTCACCGAGCGCACCATTTTTAATTAGATAAATTTACACACAAAGATATAATCAATTATGAAAGCTATTTCTATTCACTGCTCTAAACAAATTGATGACCTTCTGGATGAGACCATGACTATGGAGGCTAACGGGAAGGTGTTCACCTCTCAAGATCATGCAAGCTCCACCTATGTTAGGAACCCCGATTTATGGTGTGGAGACTTAGACATTACATGCGTATCTCCTTGGAATAGTAGTGGTGGCCATAAGAAAGCGGGAACATTAGTAACCCCAAGGCACATTATAGGTGCAGCGCACTACGAGTATTCTGTGGGGGCAGTGGTTAGGTTTGTAGAGAAAAACGGCACAGTGCATGATCGCACCGTGACAGGAAAGGCTCGACATCCCGAATGTAGAAACTACACTCCAGACTTAACAATCTATACTTTAGACAGTGACCTTCCCTCCGCGATAAAGCCTTGTTCTGTAATGCCTAGCAATTACAGTGACTACTTAGATAACTTCAGTAAGATAGCTTGCCTTGGTCTTGATCAAGAAGAGAAAGCTCTCATCATAGATTGGCGCTCTGGAGGTAGGATGCAGACACCCACAGATCCCAAAAGACTTATTTTTCATGAGAGTAAAATCAAAGGCGACAGTGGCAACCCTGCATTTTTAGTTTTTGACGGCAATCCTGTACTTGTGACTGTCTGGACATGGGGCGGGGCAGGAGGTGGGACTCCCGTGGCAGAGTATATTTCAGACATCAACGCCATGATCGAGACTGCTGATGCACGGGCAGGTGTATCGACAAATTATACACTTACTGAAGCGGATTTTTCAACGCACGGTAGCAAAGCCTTCGATGCTAAAAAACTTCAGGCTCGATTCGTCGCTGCACTTCGTAAGTTAAGACCTAGCTGGTTTGATAACAGCGCGGAAACGAGCGCCGAGACCAGTGCCGAGACCAGTGCCGAAACCAGTGCGGAGTATACGAGTGCAGAATACAGTAGCTCTGAGTCAAGTTCTGAGCCACCTTGGGAGACCAGTGCCGAGACCAGTGCCGAGACTAGCGCCGAATAAAATTAAAATAATATTTTTTTAAATGTATGAAGTTTAAAGGAAAAATTGATATTGTTAAACAAGTTCAAAAAAAACTTGGCCTTAAAGCTGACGGAATTGATGGCCCTGCTACATGGAAAATGATTTGGGAGAATCTGATTCATGATGATAAAGGTGAGCCAGAAAAGCCAGAGCCTGAAGCTCAAGAACTTAAAGATGATTACCCTGAAGTTTACAAAGCGTCCCCAAACCAGTCTGGGCCGATTAAACCTAAGTATGTTATTCTGCATCATAGCAGTGGAAGTCATGATGGGACTCGTTCGTGGATTTTAAATGCCGCATCCAAGGTTAGTTACCACTATCTTATTGCTGCTGATGGGTCTCGTACACAATTTGTCTATGATAAAAAGAGAGCTTGGCACGCTGGGAGATCTTCTTGGAAAGGTGTAAGCGGTCTAAATGGTCATAGCGTTGGTATTTCTTTTTATGGAGACACTAACAAACGTACGCCAAGTGCGGTTGAGATTGATTCCGCTGCCAAGAAATGCAAATACCTCATGGATAAATTTGATTTAGGTATTGACAATATTCTGACGCATGAGATGATTGCCCCCAACAGAAAGAATGATACTTCTGCCGCTACCTACCAAATGGTTATTGATCGCATAAAAGAGCTTTAACATGAAAAAACTAATTAAATTACTGTTCGGTTTGTTTCGGCATAAACCAGACACTCAAGAAGTGTTTGATGTGGACCCCAAGATGTCAAAGAAAATGAAAGAGGTATTCGGAACAGACCACAAGTTTGCTGAATTAGCTGTATACGAAGACGATAGCAGGAAAAAGGTGGAGAGATTGCTGGAGACTATTGAAGAAGACCCAGATCGTCTATGATTTATATTTTACGAGCAGGAAACTCAGACAAAGTAAAAATTGGCTTTAGTAAAAGCAACAGGAGTTTAGATAAAAGAATCAAAGCTCTCCAAGCATGTAGTCCTCAACGTTTAAAATTAGATGGTAAAATGAGAGGTAGCAAACTTAAAGAAAGGTATTTGCACCATTTATGTATCAAAAGACATCTTCATAATGAGTGGTTTTCTTTGACAACAAAAGAAGTTTCGCGTTTGATAAAAAAATATAAGCATTTTAGCCCTACAATTTATCACGGTAAAAAATTTTCTTTGACAGAAATTTCTATGGCATCTAGGAGATTAAAATCCAAAGGGAAATTCAAAACAATTCCCCCAGATCGACTGTGATATTTCCAAATATGGACTACAATTTTACAGCTTTTTTTTAAAAAAACTAATTAATTTCTATGATTCCTAAAAAACTAAAATATTTTCCTTGGATGTCGAGGGAAGCAATAAAAAAATCTAAAGCTTTAGGCTCCATCAAGAATTCAATCACATCTGGAGGTGGGAATTTAGCTGGTTACCTTGGCGAAATAGCTCTAGCCAGACACCTAAAAGCAGATAATGTTTCTTGCGATGAGGGGAACGAGAAATACAATTATGATTTATTAAAGAGCGGAAAAAAGATTGAGGTTAAAACCAAGAGGAGAACGAGAGACGTTGAAGGTCATTACGAAGTCTCTATCGCTGCAACCAGCAAGCATCAAAAAACAGATGTTTACGCTTTTATTTCGATCACCTTCGATAAGAAAGAGGGGAAAGGTAGAAACACCACTTACCACAAAGTTAAATCAATTTGGTTATGTGGTTACATGAATCAAGACGAATACTTTAAGAAGGCTAAGTATATGCGTAAGGGGCAGATAGATATATCAAATGGTTTTAGAGTCCATGCAAACATGTATAACATGCCTATAAGTGAATTAAAAAGTGATATTAATTATGATATATAAAATACAAGAACTTATTATTTTTTTGGGGGCTATTGTAATCGGCGTTCCACTGGGGCTAATCGTCGGATTAGTTTGTTGGTTTAAGTTTCCATTTCAAGTGTATTGGGAGGCTCGATCTAAGTTGGCTCAGAGCAGAATCGAGAAGGCAGAACAGCTAATAAAACAATATGAAAACGAAAATTCTTCTGATGCCATGTGGGACAGACATATAGAAAGAATAAAATCTCAAGAAAATAATTATGACAACTGAAGGACTATTAAAACTACATAAAGACACCTGTGAAAATTGCAGGGAGATCATGAAGCAAAAAAATAACGATTATACTGGTGGAGAAAAAGCCACCGATCCTTTCGCTAATTTTAACGCTGCATCCGTTCTGGGTATTGATCCAGTGCAAGGCTTACTGCTTAGAGTCATTGATAAGATTCAAAGGATTAGGTCTTTCACAAATGACAAGCAGTTGAAGGTCTCAAATGAGAGTGTCGAAGATGCTTGCGATGATATTGTTAATTATGCAATTTTAGCAAAGGCAATGCTTATGGAGGAGAGACAGATTCATTCGTTTGAGACTGGGGAATAAAAAATATTAAATATTCATTTGTTGGTGCATAGCCCGTCCCCGTTTTTTGTTTTGAGGGGGCGGGTTATTTGTTTGTAGATCCTTGCTTAAAACTCTGGTCTCGAAAATAATTCATTTTTAATCAAAAAAAAAGTTGACTCCCTCAAGATCCGAGCTTAACCTACGTCCAGTTATGAGTAATACAACAAAACGAGGTCGTGGTCGCCCCAAGGGTTCAACCAGTTTCATCAGCATCAAACTCGCTGATCTTAATAATAGTCTTGGCCCCAACGCCAACGTATCAGTCAGTAAAAAGTGGCTTGATTCGATTGGTATTGAGATCCAAGAGTCATCTGCTCCATCCTTGACTATCTCTTCAGTTACCGATGAGCTTGAAGCTACAGAGACTATCCAATTCCAAATCCACTAAGCTATGTTTGAAAGACTTGTAGGTCAGAGTGAAGTCAAGGGTCGCCTTGATTTCTATGCTAAAGCTCACAAAGCTGGCTCTATCATTCCACCCATCATGCTCAACGGAGCTAAAGGTTTGGGTAAGACTGAGTTCGCTAAGGAGTTCGCCAAGGGAATCAAAAGAAAACTTCTTGAGATTAACTGCGGGACAATCCGCAATGCTCAACAGTTTTTTGAACAGGTCTTCATGCCAGCTATCGCTGGAGAGGAGATCACTGTCCTTTTGGATGAGTGTCACGCTCTCCCTAAAGATTTGGTTGAGGTATTCTTGACGGTGTTCAACACTGAGGGGAGTAAGAGTAAGCAAGTTTCCATTGGAGAAGGTTTCGCCACATTCGACTTTGAAAAGCAGAATTTCTTGTTTGCTACTACAGAACTCCACAAAATCTTCGATCCATTGAAGGATCGTATGACCATTGTAGATTTTAAACCTTATGTTTCTAAGGAGCTTGCTCACATCATTCAGAAGAAAATTGATTGGGTTCAGTTCGATAAGGTTGTCCTTGATCAGATCGCTGACACCGTTCGTGGTAACGCTCGTAG